TGGGCTCGGAGATGTGTATAAGAGCCGGCCCTTCGCGTGTTCGGCGTGGCATCGAAGCGTCATCGTCACGTCCCAGCCCTCGGTATCGAAGGTCTCCTGCGCCGCCGCGTCCGGGAGGTCGATCGCCACGTACGTCCTTGGCACGTCCTTCGCGCCGGCGAAGAACACGTCGCTCTCCGATAGGCTCAGACCAGCGCCGTCGTCGCCGGTGAGGCGCTCGTACACCGCGATCGATATGGGGCCGTGCGGAAGCTCAGGCATGGAAGGGATCAGGGGGATGCGCGCTGAGCGGCGTCCTCGATGCGCTTTCGGTAAGTTTGCTTCGCTTGCTGGGAGGCCTTCGTCAGGTAATAGTGGCCTTCGCGGTCTACGCGGCGGGTGTGCGCCTCCACGCTCACCACCATCGGCTGGTCGAGCTCTTCCCCAAACGCCTGCGTAATCGTCCGCCGGTGCGCCTGGACCTGCTGCGTATCGCTGTACCCAAACTCGATGATGGCCGCGTACTCCAGGCTGGACCCGACGTAATAGACAAGCTGGTCCCGGATGTCCTGCGAGACCGTAATCGAGCTCTGCAGGTTGGACGTGTCGACCGGCACGATCCGCCGGGCCGCGTCCTGGATCTGGTAGGCCACTTTCTCCTGCTCGTAGCCCACCTGCTCCCGGACGTCGTCCGCATAGCCCTCCAGGCTGCGCTTCAGCCGGCGCTTTCCTCGAATGCGAAAGCGGCCGCGCGCCATGGAGGGACCTGGGATCAGGCCTGTCGGTCTTTGGAAAGAACAAAGGAGTCGTCAATCGGCGTCGTCGTCGCCACCGTCGCCTCGAAGGTGCTGCCATCTGGCCGCGTTACGGTCGCCTCGTCGCCCTGCTGCACGCCGAGCGCGGTGATGCTCTTGCCGTTCGGCAGCCACCCCTGGGCGTCCCCCACTCGCACCGCGCCGCCCTGCTGCGTCGTCTTGCTGACAGACTGCTCCTGAATCTCGGCGTTCCCGTCGTAGACGGTCGTGGACGAATCGGCGGACGTCGTGCGGCCGAGGCCGTCTCGGGTGTCGCCCGTGCGCTCAATGAGAATGTGGTGCTGGTCGAATGTCATACGCCTGGCGAGTACGGGGTGCGGTCGTCAAATGGGCGTAGCGGATGGTACACCGAGCGGGGCAGCTTGTCGGCCTGATCCCTGTAGGTCACCGAACGGGACCCCACCGATTTGCTTTGGACGTCCCGATCCGGCGCGTCATGCCAGTGCGTAACCACCCGCGAAATCGAATCGCGAAGGGCGGTCACCAGCTTGTCGGGCATCTGGTCCACCAGCGGGTCCCCGTTGCTGTCCTCCTCCCACCCATCTAGCATCACCACGGCCGTCTCGAAGGTGTCCGCGCCAGTGGCCGTCACGAGCTCGTCGTCCGGCCCCTCCTCGCGGTACCGGTCAATCACCTTCTCCTCGGCCCGGTACACCGTAAGCTCGAGGTCGGACTGCGACTGCACCGCGTCCGAGAGCCACGTGTCGAACTCGGATGGAATGAGAATCTGGGGGGTCGGCATTACTCATCGGCGGGCTGGTCCGCGGCATCGACGAGGTCCTCCACGGTGCCCTGCCCGACGTCCCGAATCTCGGTCAGGTCGCCGGGATAGGCCAGCGCCTCCTCGATCGTGGGCAGGCCCGCTTCGGCGAGCGCGTTGGCCCGGCGCGTGCCCACCACGTCCGTGAGCGCGTCGCTCGGCGTGGCCCCAGTGTCCGCGGGGTCCCCGTCGGGCGTCCAGTCTTCGCCGTCGGCCAGGGTGTGCGTCTCCGGGTCGTACTGGTCGGGCGGAATGAAATAGGTGTCCCGGCGGAACTTCTCGTCGGGATACACCACTTCGATGTTGCCGTCGTCGTTGGGCATCGGTGTTTGCGCGCGAACGCATCTCGTGAAACAGAGCGCGCCCCGGGCCGCTGCGAACGGCCGGGGCGCTCGATTCAGTCAAGCCCGGGTTATCCCTGCACCACGACGCCGAACTCGGGCCGCATCGCCTGGCCGCCCACGTAGACGTCCATCAGGATCTCGTCGGTGGCCCCATCGGGGCCGGCGAGGCTGGAGTCGATGGTGAGCCGCACCGTGATGTTCTCGTAGGTGCCGGTCTCACTCATCGCGCCCTGCAGCGGCGTCGGCGCCACGATCGCCCCCAGCATCCCCGGACGGTAGTACATGAGGTCCTGGGTGTGCTGCGTCTGGAAGTTGACGCTGGTGCCGTCGGTCACGGAGTTCTGCACCGTCGGGGTCACCGGCAGCGTGGCGGACGTGCCACTGTAGAAGACGTCGTTCGTGACGGTGTAGACCTGGCTGTTGCCGAGGTCAAACCGAGCCCCCTGCCGGATCACGCCGTCAGAGGTGCCGAGGCCATCGATGGCGACCTCGCTCTCGCCGCCGGACAGGCTGCCGTTGGTGACCACCGTCCCGTTCGTGTCGCCGAACGGGTGGGTCCCAACGTTCTGGTCCATGAAGAAGTCGGTGCCGAGCCGACGGCCGAGGGCGCCCTGTCGCAGGGCGGCCGGCGCGTCGTCTCCGTAATCGGCCGAGGTGAACTTGTCGTCGTTCAGCAGATTCTCCTCCGAGAACGCCGACAGAAGCGCCACCCGATCGCTCATCGGCGCCTTCTGGTTGTTGAGCACGCGCCGGGCCCGGCCGATGTCGGCAATGTCGCCGACGCTGTTGCCGATCCCCTGATCGCTGGTCACGTTCGCGGAGAAGCCTCCACAGATGCGGCGGACCAGGAACTGATCGACCTTTTCGGCCACGCCCACCGCCATCGGCTGCACGACGTCGAACGTGAAGGACTCGAGGTCCCAGGTGCCTTCCGGCGTCTCCAGGTCCTCCTTCAGGTAGACGTAGTTGGTGGCGTCCACCTCCACGGTCGACTGCTGGTTGTCGGTCTTCTGGAGGGTGGTGGAGCCGCGGTTCTGCTCGTCGATCTTCGCCTCCAGCTCGGGACGCACCTTCACGCGCACCTTGCCGCCGCTCTCGCGGTCGACCAGGCGCTCTTCGACGTTGCGGTTGATGAGGTTCGCCGCCACCATGTTGTTGCGCAGCAGGATGGCTGCATTCTCGGCGGCATTGGCCAGAAGATCCTGTGTGACAAACTGATTCGGCATAGGAAGAAGTCAGGCAGTTGGGATTAGTATGGGGACCCTGTCTGATTCAGCGCCTCTGCCCGCTCTTCCGTGCTCATGTTGCTCATGTCGCCGGGGGAGGACGTCTCATCATCGGACGGCTCCGAGCTGGGGCCGTCTTCCATCTCCGACTCCTTGAAGAGGTACGTCTTCTCCTCTCGAATCTCACCCACGACTGTTTCGGGCCCGACCGGCTCCCCGCCTTCAAAGCGGACATTGCCATCGTCGTCGGTGGCCACCCAGCCGTAATCGTCATCGTACGTCATCCGACGCTTCGCATTGGCAAGCACGTCGTCCTGTGCGCCATTCTGGATGCCGTCGGCGGTCGAGAGGACCTCGCTTTCCAGTCGCGTTTCCCGGGTGGACTCGATTTCGGATCGGGCCTCCTTGAGCTGCGACTGAAGGTCTTCCACCTCCGAGGCCTTTCGGCGCAGCTCCTGGATCTCTTCGTCCGACACCGATCCCTTGGGCTTGCCGTCCTCGCGCAGCTCAATGCCCTGCTGCTCGGCCAGCCGGCGGAATGCGGTCTCCTCATCGAGCGCCGACACGTCGATGTTGCCCTCCTCGTCTCGGAAATCGCTCGGCTCAAGGCCCACGTTTCGCAGCAGCTGGCGCCGTTCGCGGTTTAGCCGCTTCTGAACGACGCCGTCCACCTCCTCCTGGTCGAGCAGGTCGTCGCGCTGCTCTGCGCTGTCGGGCAGGTCATCGATGTCCTCTTCAGGAACCTCAACAATCGGCATAGAAAAGGGGCAGGATGTCCGGGGGATTTGCTGTTGGCGCGGACCGTCCGCGCTGGCCAGGCGTGACGTGCCTGTACTCGCCGCATGTGTGCCGCCTGCGGAAGCGTCACCCTACACAATAGGGGCCGCGCCCCGGGCGGCCTATAAGACCCACTCCAAGACCGACTCTTAGACCGACTCTTGGACGACGTTCGCGCGCGAACACCCCCGACATAGAAAAGCCCCACCCGGCGGCCGGATGGGGCTAGGGGTCTAGAATGTGACGTTGCTCATTACTCACGCTGCGGGTCGCGCACCTTGACGTACAGGACGGGGTCCCCGCCATCGCGCTCCGTCGTCTCCATCTGGGGCCAAAGCGCATCCACCACGTCACAGAGGAGGCGCACGTTCGACCGCCCCCCCTCGCGTATCGCCTTCTGTACGGCTTGGCGCGTCACGCGGTCGAGGCCCATCGATTCGCGGTTGTCGTTGATAACCTCAATCACCGCCTTCTGTGTACCCTCCCGCTCGGCGGCGTTCTCGTAGAGGTTGCGGGCTTGGCGGTGGAGCTCGGAAAGAGACCAATACTGTGGCATGGCTGGTTTGGTTTGTGTCGTTGGAAGCGACAATGAGCGCCCCGCTCCGGTATCGTCCCGGGGCGGGGCGTTTGTGATTAGCAGTACTCTTCACGGGTGTATTGAATCAGTGCATCCACATCCTCGATCCAGTAGCAGTGCTGGGCGTTGTGCTTCTCTCCGCCTTTCCAGCTTGCCTCAACGTCAGGGTCGCTGTACTCAACGCCACTTTCGCGGATCACATCGTCGAAGATGAGGCCCTTGTGGGCGAGCTCGTCTTCTGCATCCCAGAGAGTGTCTTCAAGCTCAGTGCTGCGGAAGTGATCACCGTGCCCGCCAATGATAACATCCGGCTCCGGCTCGTATTCGATGCTCTCGATGTGCGTCTTCGTGCCGTGGTAAACCTCGACGGTCGTCCAGTACACACCGCAAGCGATTGGGCGAGGGTGGTCACCATTGGTGTGGCCGATAACGCCCTCTTCGTGGCCGCTTTCGTCCTCGGCGTTCTGCGCCTTGGTCATGGCGAGGTTGACGAGGCTCTGAACGGTGGTTGTGCTGACTGTCTCCATGAGTTTGAGTGCTGTGTCGTTGGAAGCGAGTGAATGCGGTGGCGACCGCGAGCGGGCGGCACCCCCGGTTTCGCCCGCGGCCAGCGGGCTCGTCAGGCGGCTAGTTGGACATGGTGCGAAAGATTTCGCCCGGCTTCACGTTGCCGCGCTGATCGCCGGACTTGCCGCGGTGGCTGAGTTTGTAAAGGCCGAACTCTTCGATGACCTCTTTCACATCCTCCGTCGAGTTGCACTCAATTACCTGGTCGCGTTCGTTCTGCCAGGACTTCGTTTCTGGGCTTTTGGCCGTGATCATCAGCCCGTCCTCGTGATACATCTTTATGTACATCGTGTCGGAATCAGCCATTGTCTCGTGTCGGTCTGTCGTTGGAAGCGAGCGTGTCGGGGCGTCCCCTTCCCGATTGTGCACTGTATTAGACCCTATGCAACCCTATAGGTTTCATTGATTGAGGGTCTTTACACTTCTTCACAAAGGGTGGGCTATCCGCCCACAAGCTCCTCAGCGACCGACCGCGCCGCGTCGAGGTGCTGCTGCGCCACCTCCCGCTGCCGCTTCACGTACTTCTCGGTGATGGATCGATTCCCCTCTAGATCGGTCAGCAGGTCCTCCACGTCGGTCTCCGACAGCTCACGTTCCCGCGGCAGGTCACGCATCCCGCTCCCGTAGTCCTCGGGATCGAAGAACACCTTCTCATAGCGGCACTGGCAGAAGGGGTGCGCGTGGCTCGGCGCCGCCGCCGGATGGTACAGGCCCGGACCGTACCCCTGGACGTCGGCGGCCTCCAGGAAGTCGCACACGTCGGGCACGTAGCGTTTGTCGGCGGTGTGCTGACTACTCGTTTGCCAACGCAGCAGGTCGATCACCGGACTTTGTACCGCCGCAATGACGTCGGCCTCGTGGTAGTGCGAATTGATCTCGGTCACGGCGATGCGGCGGGCGTCGTATTCGAGGCGCTGGGCCCGGTCGAGCTCCTCCTCGGTGATGGGGATGGGGTCCTCGTCGCCCTCCACCTCCACGCCCCGCTCCCGGCCCATGGTCTGGGCCAGATCCTTCAGTTCCGGGTCGTTCCGCGTAAGCTGTTCGGTGATGCCCTTCGTGAGGCGCTGCTGAGACACGCCCCGCCCCACGCCCGATTCGATGACGTCGTCGAGGTCACGGGCCACCTCCTGCACGTTTCGATTGATGAGCGTGCGGAAGGTCTCCGCGCCGCCAATCGCCCGGCGCGTCATGGCCGTCTGCAGGACGGCTTCGGGCACGTCGGCAAAGGCCCCGCCCACCTCGATCGTGCCGGCGGCCGGGGGCGCCTGTTCGGCCAGGGCCGCCAGGCCGGCCGTGTGCCCCTCCACCGCCTGCTCGATCGCCTGCCGGCGGCCGTCCTCGAGGACCACGAGCGCCTGGTCCCGAAACCGCTGCAGGCCGCGTTCGATGTTCGCGCGCAAACGCTCCGCCCGCCGGGCCGTCAGCTTCTCGTTCTCGACGTCGCGGTTCAGGTCGACGAGCATTTGGGCCAGGGCGCGGCGCATCTCGGCGGCCGTGCGCTGCCCAAGGCCGCCGTCCCCGACGATGCGGGCCCGGGCGTCTGACAGAGCTTGAATGTAGGGGGTCGGATCGGCCATGGGTTATCCAGTCATGAATTCGCGTCCGAGGGAGCTCGACTGCGCCGACCGATCAAGCGTCTCACGCACCTTCTCCTGCAGGGCGCCCTCGTCGGGGCTGTACCCCTCCTCCTCGTAAGTGTCCATGAGCACCGCCGTCGCGGTCTCTTCGTCGGCCGGGAGCCGGGAGCCGAAGATTTTCTGGGCGAGGCTGTCGCGATCGGCGCCCACCACGTCGCTGTAGTCGGTCGGCCACGCGGCACTGACGCTGGGTGGGGACGGATTCGGCCCGGCAAACTGCCTGAAGTCCTGGGCTTGGGCCACGAGACTGAGAATCCGCTGCTCGGCGTCGGACATCGTCTCGGCCACCACCGAGAGCGCCGCCGCGGCCGCCCCGCGCTCCTTGATCATCGCCTCGGTGGCCGAGGTGGCCGTGCGGGCCCCTTCCTCCATTTCGTTGTACGCGATGCGCGCCAGGTCGGCTTTCTTCGCGTCGAGCACTTCGGTCCCCAGCTTGGCGCCGTCCGTCGGGAGCTGCAGGCCCTTGTGCTCCCCCAGATCGCTGTTGTAGGGCAAAAAGTCCTCGCCATCTTTCGCTTTGTCCTGGATGATGTCCTCGAACTCGACGTCCTCGCCGACCCCGAGCTGAATGAGGCCGTTCATGGCCGCACTGAGCGAAAAATCCCGACGGCTCGTCATTCGGTAAATGGACCGATGTTTCCGCGCGATGAGGTGGCCCAGCTTCGCCTCCCACGGCATCTCGATCCGAAGGACCGGCGGCACCGGCTGCCCGTCGAGCACGAAAAAGGGATCCCCGTCGGCCCAGGTCCCCTCGTCGATCAGCTTGTCCCCCTCCCGATCCTCTGCCCGCACCCATTCCTGGTAGCCACGCGGCGTGTAGACGACATAGGTCGGCTCTCGGGTGCCATCCTCCTTTGGGGACCCCACCATCACACGCGAGGACTGAATGGTGGCGAACGGCTCGCCGCCGTCTTCGCCGTCGACGAACGCGGTGGCGCCGGTGCCCCAGTGCCGCATGGCGAGCGGGGTGTGGATGTGCAGCCCGGAGCTCGGGTTGAGCACGACCACGGCCGTGTTGTAGCTGAGGAGGCGAAACGCCAGCTGCAGCAGGAGCACGCTGTAGTCCTCCCCGCTGGGCCCGGCGGTCTCCGCCCAGTCGTCCCCAATGGGCCCCATGTCGCGGTTTACGTCGTCCGCCCGCTGGAACAGCATCCCGGCCAACCGGCTCAGCAGATGCCGGCTCCAGGGCGTGAAGTCGGCCATCTCCTGCCGCTTCTCATAATGCTGGTGGTGCTCAAAGTACCGCCGGCAGAGCTCCTCCTCTACGGAGCTGCCGGTCAGCATCCGGCGCGTGGTCTGCCAGTCGGACTTGTGGGCCCGGTACGTCGGGTGGGTGGCGTCGGAAATGGCCATAATGGTTGCGCGCGAACAATGAAAAAGTCAGTTGGCGTCCCGGACGGATTGAAAGGCGGACTTCTTCGAGCCCTGTGTGTGGCGCTGCAGGGCCTGCACGAAGACGTCGTTGAGGTCGAGGTCGGGGGCGTCATCGGCCAGGTCGGCCGCGTCGATGCGGAGCAGCCCCTGCCGGTCGCCCCGCAGGAGCTTGTTGTAGACGGACGCATGGACGTGAATGCGGCCCGTCGGCCCGTAGTCCCCGCCCACGATCGGCTGCACGTCCACGGCCCGAGCGTACTTGTCCCCGCCCTGCACCTCCACCTCCTGGGCCGGGATCTCGTCGCGCTGCAGGGCCTGGGCCACGCTCTTTCCGCTGGCCTTATCCTCGATGTGGTGCGGGCCATCGACGCGCTTCATCCAGGCCAAGAGGTCCGGAAACTCGACCCAATCCCAGTCACACCCTGTGACCCACACATGCACCTTCCCCGCCTCGTCTTCGGTCTTGGCCGACTCAAGGTAGGCGGAGGCCGAGTTGCTTTCGTCGGCCGTGTATGCACAGTCCCAGTCCTTCCCCTGCATCGTCGCATGGTCGGGGAGGTCATCTGTCGGGGCATTCGACGGGTCACCGAACTTCAGGAACCACTCCTCCCTCCAGAAATCGCCGCTCGGCGCCTTCGGCCGCTGCTGGCGCTGGGCATTCGCTTTCTTCCCCTCCGAACGCTGGTGGTCCTCCACCTCCTCCTCGTCGAACCGGGACGGGGCCAGGATCTGGCCCTCGGAGCGCGGGTCCTCCATCAGGGTGCACGTGGGCGGAAGCCCCTGCGGGCCCCCGTACGAGCTGAGCCGGTCACTGGACTTGATCTCGTCACAGCAGAGGACGTGCCAGTGCTGGGGCGCTTCTTCCGTTTCCTCTCCCACCTCCCGCCGGAACAGGAAGTCGACGGGATCCTGTTGGCTGAGGCGCTGCATCACCACGATCTGCCGGTTGCCGGGCTCCCCGCGATTGTACCAGGTCCCCGGGTACCACTCCTGGAAGGACTCGATGTAGGCGCGGCTCCGGGCGTGCTCCGGCTTCATTGGGTCGTCGATCACGCCCAGGTGAAACCCCGACCCCGTGAGCGATCCGGAAAGGCCGTCGGCCCACATCTTCCCGCCCTCCGGCGTCTGCCACTCGCGTTTTGCATCAGTATCCGGGGCGGTCTCATACCCGGCGTCGCGGTAGTACTGGCGGGCGTCGTCGGACAGGGACCAGGCGAGTCGTGCACTGTAGGAGGCCAGGCCAACATTCTGCTGGGCGTGCGCCGACAGAAAGTACGCCGGCAGAAGCCGACTGAACGTCGTCGACTTGAAATACCTCGGCGGCATGAGCACCATGAGCCGCCGAATGTCGCCTGCCACCACCCGCTCGGCGGCCTCGACCAGGCGGGGCACGTGCTCGAACTCCAAAAGCGTCGGGTTCACCGCTTCGACAAACTCCCAGAAGCTCTCCGCCTCGACCGGTTCACGGCCCGAGTCGTCGGGTGCCATCTTGTCCACCCGGCTCATCATCCGATCGACTTTGCCCAAGGCGCGCATCGACAACTCTGGCCATTTGGAGGGATTCCGTGAGGGTGCGAAGCGCCTCCGTCATTGCCCGGACGGCGTCGGGGTCGCTCGGGTCGAGCTCGTCGGCCGCATCGCGGATGAACGCCTGGGCCTTTCGAATGGTATGCGTGGCGTCCTGGACCCACGACTCGGCGGCGCGGACCTCTCGCCAGTACTTCGTGGTCAGGCGCTGCAGCTGGTGGTCCTCATCGAGCCGGTTGCGCCACCGGTAGATGCTTTTTCGGGACACGCCGTGCTTGTCCGCTGCGGCCCGGTCGGTCGTGAGGGCCGCATCAACCAGCGCTTTTGCTTTCGTGTCCAGGTCATGCTCCATTCCATCGCGCGGATGGTGTCAGTCAGGTGTAAATGGTCTACATTTGACAGGCGATCAGCAGAACTTGCAACCCAACCCCGACTGCAAACCCCACGATCCGCACCGCCCAGTCAGATGGAGGCCACCTGAAAGTTGTAGGTCGTGATCGTGCCGTCATTGGCCGCGTCGATGTTTCGGAGCCGAACGGATACATCATCGTCAGGGGAGATGTCTTCGATGGCGGTCGTGTGCACCGAGACGGGCGCGTTGGTCCCTTGCCCCTCGTACTGGGCCACACTGGCCGGCTCAAGGCTTCCGTTCTTGAAGATGCCGACCTCGTAGGTGTCCCCATTCTTGCCCTTCAGGGCGCCGCTGAAAACGATCTGGCAGTTCCGGTTGAAGCGGCCGTTGTAGCGGAAGGTCGAATCAGCGGGATTAGTGAACCGCGCGGTCTCGTTGCCGAGCGTGCCCGCCCCCTCAATGATGTACCAGGTCCCGGCGGCGCCGATCGTAGTGGTCGTCTCGGCGTCCAGGTCGAGCTCCCCGATCGCGGCCGAGTTGCGGAGGGGCCGGGCGTCTGCTTGTCGGTGGCCATCAGCCTGATCAATCATTGGGTGTGGTGCTGCTCACGGGGTCAGCTGGAAGGGGCGCCACGAGACGCCCACCGTCCAGCCCCGATGTTTGCGCGCGAACACGTACCCGCCGCTCAGCGTCCAGTCCCGCCAGCGCAGGCCGAGCTCGCCGCTCGCCTGCAGCCCCCAGGGGGTCGTGCGGATCTCCACGGCCGGCCAGAGCGCCCAGGTCGAGCGCCCGGCCTCGTAGCTCTGCTGCTCCCACCGCTGGGCATCCGGGTTGAAATAGCTGAGCGTGAGCTCGTCCTCGCCAAAGACGTTCGATTCTCGACGGATCGGGGTGCCCTGGATACATCCCTGCAGATCGAAGTCGGTCGGCACCCGGACGGTGTCCGTTCGGGTTTCCGTCACGCGCACCGTGTCGTACAGCGTGACGGTGGTGGGCGTGGCTGCATCGGCGCTGGTGTCCGGCTCGGCCGTATCCACCCGCACGGTATCGGTCTTCGTCACGGTGCTCGTGCGGCTCGTGACGGCGCGGTCTACCTGGACGGCGACCACGGCCACGGCGATCAAAAGCACTAAGCGCCCGACGTTGGCAGCGGTGAGGTATTTCATAGCGCTACGCGATCTTTTGCCACAGCCACCGGCCCGCCTCAATCGCCCCCGACACCAGGCCGCTCACCAGAATCGCCGCGGCAGCGTAGTGCACCATGTCGGGGTTGCTGTACGCGTAGGGCACCGCAAGTACGGCGGCGGCCCCGGCGAGCACGCTGGGACTGTGGCGTTTCGCGGCGAGCTTCTTCCAGTCGTTCATGACCCTACCTCCTGATGGATCTGGTCGAGCTTGTCGTCGAGTCGCTGCACGTAATCCTCCACATCTCCGTGGTCGCTCCCCATCTCGTCTCGCATTTCGCGGATCTCCGCCTTAATCGCTTCAACCTCCGATCGCAGCTGTTCCCGCTCGGACTCCCAGTTGCTGACGATATGCCCCCCAAGCCAATATAGCAGAGAGAACATCCCTACCGCCGCGGGAGCGATCAGGTATTGGAGCGCCCATTCTGGGAGCGTAATCGGATCTTCGGGCGGAAGCGGGCTCATCACACTACGTGGCTCTGGAGGTGCTGCTGAATCCCGGTCGCGTACGCCCGAGCGAGCGACTGCTTTCGATCTATCGCGCGCTGAAGGTCCGTGTCGTTGTCGATGAAAAACGGCTCACAAATCACGCAGGGCATCGAGGTGCGCCCCAGCAAGTGCCCGCCACGATCGCCAAACCGTCGGGGCTTGGTCCCACGATCCGACAGGTCCAGCGCTTCGAGGAATTGCGACTGCAGACACGCGGCGAGAGTGGCCCCATCCGTAGACGAATGCCAGTGTAGCACCTCGCTTCCGCTCGCCGGTCCGGGCCCCGCGTTGGCGTGCATCGACACGGCAATGTCGGCGCCGGTCGCGTTTACATCCGCGGGGAGTCGCTCGTAGGTGTTGCGTTCAACGATTACCGAGTCCACACCCAAAAGCGACTGCACATCGGCAGCGAGGGGGGCATTGAAGCGGTACTCGCACAGCCCGGATTCGTTATTGCACGCCCCAGGACTGCTGGGAGTATGACCGATGATAAGCGCGACCTTGGGCATGTCAGAGTGAGCATTGGTCGGGTAAAGCCTACCGGACAGACTCCACACTCACGGAGGGACATGCTATAAGACCGGGTCCAAGAGCGGGTCTTAGAGTGAGTCCAAGGGACCAGCCCCGCCCTGCTTCCGTTGGTTACATGCACCACTCTCGGACAGACATCTACTCCAATGGAGCACATCCAAGACGCTGGCCCGCAGGACGGTGGCACCTCCCTCCTCGAGCATCTGAACGACGACGCGGCCCTCCTGCACCGGGAGCTCGCCGACGCGCTCGGCAAAGCCCCCGAAGAGGTGCAAAACCTCACCCTTCGCCTCCTGGACGCCGCCGGCGGCCGCACCATCTACCTCCCCAGCGGCCGCAAAGCGCGCGACGCCCTGGCCAAAGAAAAAGCCCGAGCCCTGCTGGCACAGGGACTCGGGCCGGTCGACGTACAACGGCGGGTGGCCGAAGACGACGACGTAGGGACTCTAAGTGTGGCCGCGATTCAGGAGTTGGGGGAGTAGCGGTCTCGGGCGGCTGGCTCTACCGGGCTCTGCCTCAACTTCGTCCATCACTATGGGGCAGTGACCCGGTACCCACTTTCTTGGATCGACTGTACCTTCCCATTCTCCAGGTAAACGTACGCTGCCTGCCCGGCCCCGGCCCGGTAGACGAGCTGGCGACTGGTGGACCGTGATGTACGGGTCGTATTGATGTCGCTGGGGCGGCCGATCGCATCGTCTACGTATATGGGTCTTCACATTATCTACATGAACGTGTTCGAACATGATGGGCCTCGCCGTGTCTAACTT